ATTAAACAAGAAGCAGAAAATGGCAGAGCTATTGAAGTAGATCGAAGAAATAAAGCTGAAAAAATACTAGCAACAGACGCATATAATGAATTTAAAAAAGAAAATCCAAATGTAACACCTAAAGTAGAGTCTGATTTTTTAGAAACTCTAGAGGAAAAGTATCCAAGTTTTGATGCAAGTACTCTAACCAGTGGATCTGGAAATAGTGGTGGTGAGTATGAGGGAAGGGCTGGTAAGCCTGATGCTAATAATCAATACTATAAAGATTTAGAAGATGCACTTATAGGCTCAGGTAATACAAAGTTACAAATGACCAATGACCTTAGATTTCAAATAGATAAGGCGTACGGTGACTTACAACGTCGAGTGGCGAATCAAACTGCTGTAGGTGTTGAACCAGAAGAAGCTCAAAGAAATGCTTACAATACAGTTGAAGCTAATTTACTAGCAGGCAAGTATACATTATCTTCAGTAGAAGAAAGACAAGGTAGGATTATTAGTCCAGCAGATATTAGTGATGACAGAAATCTTTTAGAATCTGATACAAATACAGTCAGATTTAATAATGGATTTAACTCTATTGCAGAAAAGAAAGCAGTTTTACAATATAAACAACATAAGTTATATGGTGATGTACCATTTCCAAACTATTTTAACGGTGTAGTCAGAGGTACAAAAATCAATGCTGAGGACTATGCTGAAGATAGGTTTACATCCGTGGGTGGTTATGATGCTACAGGTAATATTGCTCAAAGGTTTACCCCTAATAAAGATGGAATTTTAGTTGATAAACAGTTTGGACTTACTAAAAAAGAACTAAACGAATTTAACGTCAAGCCGCATCTAACTAAAACTAATGTTAACATGCTACAAAATCCAGAACTAACAGAAAAAATATTGTTAGGTTTTAGAAAAGATGGTAATGAACTGGGCACATATCAACCAAACATAGGTTTTGGTAAAAAGAATGGTGACTCACTAACTGTTGCTGAAGTTATAAAGATAGCTAAAAGAGGTGGTAGTAACTGGGGAATCTTTGGATTCAGTAGTCAAGAAATACTTGAAGCTACAAAATCTGGTGCAATACCTAAAGATGCTTTGTTTAATGAAGAAACACAAAGTCAGATGGTCTTTGAACTTCTTAGACAACGTTCTAATCGAACCAACAGTATTAGAGGTGCTGTTGTACAAGCTAAGTTAGGTGGTGAACAGACAGTCTTTGAAGGTGATGAGGATGTAGAAAGATGGGATAGGCTAATAAACATGAAGGCTGATGAAGTAAGAACAGTTTTAGATACATTTCCTATGTTAAGAGATATGCCTATGAACCAGTTTCAAAATCTTACAGCCGGTGTAGTTTTACAAATAGAAGACATAGTTAAAAAAGAAGAAGCTCAAGATAATGCTGCTACAAAAGTAATGAGAATTGATAGACAGTTAGCATACTATAATGAATTACTCACACCTTTACAGGGTTATACAGGATTCTTTGATACAGTATTAAAACCATTGCCATTTGTTGGTAATCCACGAGAGTTTACTAAAGCAGCTTCAAGATTTTACTTATCTAAAGAAGATATTCAAGAAAAGATAAAAGAGTTAGAAGAAAACAGAAAGGTACTAGAAGATGCAAACCCTAATCTAGACGAATTAATACTCAGAGAAAAACTAAAAAATGACTGATTCAAATTACTCTAGTGTGGATATAAATATTGACCCTGAGTATGCTGATTATTTAGCAGATCAAGCGGCTCAAGCACAGGATGAGTACGAAAAAGACCGGGATTTTAGAGAAAAATCTCAGTCTACGTTACAGCAAGAGGATAGAGTTTCTAAGGAAGTTCAAGATGATCCTCGAAATGCTGATAACTGGGGTGCTAAGGCACTCATAAAAGAAGGACAGTCGATACTGTCCGGTGGGATTCAAGATACAGCTTCGTCTCTTGCTACATTTCCAGAGCGTACTATTGATGCGTTATCTGGTGAAATGCAAAGAGAGAGGCAAGAAACTGGTACATACAGACCAGAGTGGAGCCCGTTTGGAGCATATGACAATCCAATAGAAACAAAAACATGGTGGGGTAAACAGTTACGTGGCTTAGTCCATTTTGGTACACTTGCAGTAGGTACAGTTGCAGCAGCTAAGGCTGCCGCAGCTTCCGGTATTGTAACTATACCAGCTGGTTTACTTGCATTATCAAAAGGTAACATAGTTAGAGGTGCAGCTGTAGGAGCTGTATCTGACCTTATATCAAAAGAGTCAGATGAAGCTAACGCTTTAGGTGCATTACGTGATAGATACGGTTGGATAGATACACCAATATCTACTAAAGATACTGACCATCCAGTTGTAATGAAACTAAAGAATATCGTTGAAGGTATGGGCATAGGTCTAGTCTTTGACGGTCTTGCTTACACACTTGGAAAAGGTGGTAAGAAAAGCGTTGAGCAGATAACTAAACGTAATAAAAGCTTAGAAAAGCAAACAGTAGAAGCTGGTGTAGCACAAATCCGTAAAGGTGAAACAGAGTTTAGAGCAGATAAAAATGCACCTATATCTCAACCACACCAAGGGGCACACATATCTGAGGTTGAACCACAGGTAGCTAGAGAACAGCTATCAAACACACGTACTAAATGGGGCTCAGAAGAAGGTTCTACCGGTTCGGTAACAACACCAGTAGAAAGAGAAAGAATAGCCATGGAAGGCGGTACGGACGACGCTACAGTAGAACGTATTCTAAGAGGTCTACTAAGTTCTGAAAAGTTTGCTAAAGAATTAGACGCAGCAAAAGGCGACAGAAAAGCACTAGCTTCTAAATTTAGAGAGGCTATAGAAGGGCATCAGCGTATAACTCAAGGCAGAAATGCTATAGAGATGTCACCACAAGAATATCTAAAAGAGTTACTTGAAGCTAGACCAGATACTATAGATGGTGTAGATATATGGACATCTAAAAACGTAGTTATTGCTGATCTTGTAGTAGGTACATTACTTAAGCAAGTTCGTGATTTAGGCACAGCTGGTCGAGAAATAGCAGATCTTGTTGATATACAGGATATTTATGGACCAACAAAGCAGCTTGTTGATACTATGCTGACTGCACTATACGAAACTAAAAAAGCTAGATTTGTAAAGTCTGACTCATTTAGAGAATTAGGATTAGGCAAGAAAAGTAAAAAGACTATAGAAGAAGCTACACAGGCGTCTCTTACAGATGCTAAAGATTCTATTATGTCTATACTTAAAATAGCTGGTGATGACAAAGATGATAATTTATTAAACGCTTTGTATGAAGCATTTTCTATGATAGATAGTGTTAATACATTAGATGACTTTGATAACTGGGCAAGAAAAACTATACTTGGAGGACAGCTAGAAGCTACTAGCCCTAACAGAACAGGTGCTATGATACGTGAACTAGAAGGTGTAATGACACACAGTATACTGTCTGGTCCTAAAACACCAATCCGAGCTATTATGGGTACGTCTACTGCAACAGTATTAAGACCTTTAGCTACAGCACTTGGGTCAGTTTTAAGACTGCCATTTGATGGTAATGTTGCTGACGTAAGAGCAAGTCTTGCATCAGTAAACGGTATGATAGAAGCTATACCAGAGTCCTTTACCTTGTTTAGAAGTAAACTAAACTCTTACTGGAAAGGTGATATAAGGCAGATAAAGACTCGTTATGCAGAGTTTACACAGGCAGATGATAACTGGGAGATACTACGTCGTTGGGCAGAAGATAGTGGCCGAGCTAGTGAGGGAGAGCAAGCAGCTTTTGCTGTAGCTAACATGGCACGTCAGATGAACAACAGTAACTTCTTGACATACTCTACTAAACTTATGGCTGCGACTGACGATGCGTTTGGTTATGTACTTGGTCGTGCTAAGATGCGTGAAAAAGCTATGCGTAAAGTTCTTGAGTTGCAAGATAATGGTTATAAAGTACCTAAGATTACACCAGAGTTAATGCGAGCATATGAAGATGATTTTTATGCACAAGTATTTGACGCTAACGGTAACATCATAGACGAAGCTACAAAGTTTGGTCGTAAAGAAGTAACATTAACACAAGATCTTACAGGCTTTGCAAAAGGTCTAAACGATGTATTTAGTGCTACACCTTTAGCTAAACCATTCTTTTTGTTTGCTAGAACTGGTGTAAACGGACTTGCACTAACAGGTAAGTATACCCCCGGTTTTAACTTTTTAGTTAAAGAGTTCAACGATATAGCTTTTGCTAATCCTAATGACTTAGCTAGTGTAAACAAGTATGGTATATTTACTCCAGAAGAACTAGCTAACGCACGAGCTTTACAGACAGGCCGATTGGCAATAGGATCTGCGGTTACATTTATGGCTACACAGGCATGGATGCGTGGTGATCTTAATGGTAATGGACCGGTTGACAGACAGAAAAGGCAGCTATGGCTTGATGGTAAATGGGAACCTAGAACATTTAAAGTAGGTGCAGTTCGTGTTGGTTACGACCAGTTTGAACCATTTAACCTTATCATGTCTACTATAGCTGACGTAGGTGATGCAAGTCAACTTATGGGTGAAGAGTGGACAGAAAACGAATTAGGTAAAATATCTCTTGTTATAGCTCAGGCTGTTACAAGTAAGTCATACCTAGCTGGTATACAGTCTTTTGTTGACCTATTTGCTGGCAGACCCGGCCAAGGAGGTCGTATTGTATCAGGCTTGATTAACAACACAGTGCCTTTAGCTGGTATTCGTAACGACTTAGGTAAACTATTTACCCCGTACATGCGTGAAATAAACTCAGGTGTCTTTCAGTCTATACGTAACAGAAACTTAATTACAGAAAATTTAACTGCTAATCAATTACCTATTAAGTACGATATGCTTAACGGTAAACCACTTAAAGATTGGGACTTTCTTACTCGTGCATTTAACGCAGTAAGTCCTGTTACTCTTAATCTAGAACAAAGTGAAGGTAGAA